GAGGAATTTCGAAGGAAGTTGCCAGTTTCTTTGGCGTGAAAATGTCTGTGGATGTCAATACTGGATTGACTAGCCACCATTACTATCCATATGAGAACGGGTACAAAGTCAGGAAGTTACCCAAGGAATTTATATGGGTGGGCAAAGCAGGCGGAGTTTTCGGTAAGGATAAGTTCGCGGCAAAGGGTCAGCGGTTGGTGGTATGCGAGGGAGAGATCGACACACTCTCCGTAGCACAAATGTGGTATGACAAGTACAAGACCATCTTCCCTGTAATTGGCTTGTCATCCAGCGGTGCAGTAAAGGAACTGTTGCTGATAAGGGATTGGATACGTGAGTTCGATGAAGTAGTCATCGTTTTTGATGAAGACGATGCCGGAAGAAAAGCTACGCAGGAAGCAGTTAAGATTATCGGGTTCGATAAGGTCAGAATTGCCAGACTTCCTTTAAATGATGCCAACGAGGTGTTGGTAAAGAAGGGTTGGGGGGAACTTTTACGTTGTGTCTATAACGCAGAGAAGTATAGACCTAAGGGTTTTCTGAACAAGGAAGAAATATGGGAGTCTTTGGAGTTATATAATAAGACAGTCAGCTTGCCCTATCCTGATTGTTTGAGTGGTTTAAATGAAAAAATAAAGGGATTGCGTTTCGGAGAGATTGTGCTGCTCATTTCTGGAACAGGCTCCGGGAAAAGCAGTGTAATGAGGGAGATTATTTATCATATTATTCAAACCACGGAGGACAAAGTAGGGATTGTGGCTTTGGAGGAAAGTGTTGCAGAGACAGCTAGGAAGTTGTCCTCGATGGTCTTGAATCGAAATTCTTCAAAAGAAATTATTCCACTGGAAGAATTGAAAGTCGGCTTCGATCAGGTTTTCAAAGACGATCGGATTGTACTGCTTGATCACCAAGGTTCGATGAATGAGACGGACATTATTTCGCAGCTGGAATATATGGCTTTGAGCGGATGTCGATATTTGTTCATTGACCATATAACAATATTGGTTTCAGAGTTTGAAAGCAATTTGTCTGGGAATGAAGCTATCGACAGGGTAATGAATGAGCTATTGAAACTAGTGAAGAGATATCCGATCAATATTTGTCTGATATCACACCTGAGAAAAGTACCCAGCGCTTCTAAATCATTCGAATCTGGCAAGCTTCCGGATCTCGATGACATCAAAGGGAGTGGTTCAATCAAACAAATTGCGATGGACGTTATTGCATTTAGCCGCAACATGTCAGAAGAAAATGAAGAAATACGCAACCGCGTGCAAGTAGCCGTGTTGAAGTCTAGGTTTACTGGATTGACAGGGCCGGTCAAGGGATTCTATTATGACTACAACACTGGAAGGATTTTTAAACAAGAAGATGATGAGAGTTTCTAAATGAACGTAGATTACGTAAGGAAAAGACTCGATTATAACCAGGATACTGGTATTTTTATTTGGAGGCCGAGGGCCATTAGGAGTACAGATGACAAAAGATGGAATTCACGGCATGCTGATGAAGTCGCCGGCAATATAAATAGTGACGGATATCGCCAAATAATGATCGATGGGAAGCTTTATGGAGCGGCTCGATTGGCTTGGTTATATGTACATGGTGAATGGCCGAAGAATCAAATTGACCATATAAATAGATTGAGGGATGACAATAGATTGGTCAATTTGAGGGATGTCACTCATACAGAGAATTGCAATAATATATCAACAAATAATGGATTACCAGAGGGTGTTTATTGGCACACTAAGAGTGCAAAGTACCAAACCAAAATACCGCAGAGCGTTCCAGTATTCGGAAATATTTATTTGGGTCAATACGGAGATCCAATTACAGCAGGAGATGTAGTGCAAAAAGGAATTGGGATCATACTTGATAATGAAGGTGAAGAAACTACAAGGAGATTACTCAAGGAACTCAAAGATGCCCTGACAGAGGTTCTTCCAAAAAGCGGTTTGCCCAAAGGTGTTCGCAAAAGTGGGAGTAGATTTATTGCCCAAATTTGGCGAAATGGAAAATATGTATATCTGGGAACTTTCGACACCCCAGATGAAGCATCGGAGGTGTATCGACAAGCGGAGGTTGAAAAAATACATGTATGAATCCCGAAGTGGAAGAAACACCCAAAGTTATATGGTGGCCGGATCTCACATTCCCACCTATAAATCTCTGGAACTGCCCGTATCAATGCAAAGGAGAAAAAATTGACAGAAACCCCGTGGAGCTCCATCGGCTATTTAACTTTCAAACGGACCTATGCCAGAAAGTTGAATGAAGACAGTGAGGCAACAGAGGAATGGCATGATACAATCGTTAGAGTGATTGATGCCTGTAAAAATCAACTCAAGGTTGGTTTCACGGATGATGAGGAAGACCGCCTATATGACTATCTGTATTACCTAAAAGGCTTTGTTGCCGGACGTTTCCTATGGCAACTCGGAACAAAAACTGTCGACCGCCTCGGGTTGCCTTCCTTACAGAACTGCGCTTTCGTTAAGGTTGACGAGGCTGTGGATCCATTTGTTTGGACATTCCACATGCTTATGCTTGGATGCGGAGTTGGCTTCAATATCCAACGCCATAATGTCGACAAGATACCTCCAATCAAATCCTGGTTCAAAGCTCCTACTGTTGTAGATGATGCTGGAGCTGATTTCATCGTACCTGATTCAAGCGAAGGATGGACAAAATTGCTTGGAAAAGTATTGAAAGCGGCATTTTTCTCAGACTCACCTTCCAAGGGGACTTTTACCTTCTCAACTCAAGTTGTTAGGGATTTCGGTAAACCAATCAAAGGATTTGGTGGAACAGCGTCCGGAGCTGGGCCACTGGTAGAAAATATAGGGAAGATTTCAAAGGTACTTGAAAAGCGAAGGAATAGAAAGCTTCGCCCGATAGATGCTCTTGATATTATGAATCTCATTGGAGCCACCGTCGTCGCCGGAAACGTCCGCAGATGTCTGCCGAGGGCGACTATGGTTCATACCCGAGAATGTATGAAACCGATAGAAGAGGTGTTGGTGGGTGATGAAGTTTTGACGCCAATTGGTTATAAAAAAGTATTGAATAATTTTGATCAAGGAGAACAAAGTCTCATAAGGATTCACACACAAGATGGGTGGTTTGATTGTACACCTAATCATCGAATGGGGGTGATGAGTGGAGTAGACAAATATAAGTGGGTAGAGGCACAATACTTATTGCCAAACGATAGACTCTGCACAACTCGTGTTGAGATCGATGGGACATCTCAATCATGGCCAGAGAATCTCCCAAAATTGGATTCAGATATGGCGTGGCTCATCGGTGCAATTCATGGAAATGGTTATGTCTATTTAAAAAATGGTAGCGGCTATTTAGATATAGAATTTCATGAAGATGCCGAGGCGGAAATAGAGAAGGCTATTATTCAGATGAGTAGATTTGGGAAAAATGTACACGTTAGAAAGACAACAGGGCAGAAGTCTTATAGACTAAGAGTATACAATACGGAACTTGCTAATTATTTATATGAAAATATAAAGCAACCAAAAACACCAATAGAAATCCCAAGCTTCATAAAGAATGGTCGATTAGAAAATAGATTAGGTTATTTGGCAGGGGTTCTGGACACAGATGGCTCCGCAAAACATACACCCGTTCGATTAGCTACTTCCAAATATGAAAGCTTCATTCGTGATCTCCAATTGTTGGCGTATTCTTGTGGATTGGAGACTAGAATAGATAAACATTTAGATGGCTACCATAATTTAAATATTATCACAGATTATACTAAATATGCTTTGGAGGAATATTCTTGTAAAGAACTTCCGTATGGAAATCGTGATCAGTACACAAGTACATACCCACAAGGTTGGTTGTATGATTACGGTCATTGGAATTCAAGCTCCAGTGGTGGAAAAAATAGGGAAGTCGCTCTGAGGAAGTTTTCTGAGATCACCGGTATATTTCCCAAAATGATACCAGTAAAAGTCATAGGAATAGAAAAAATCGGAGTAGAACAAACCTATGATATTGAAGTGGAAGATGCTAACTGCTTCTTTGCCAATGGTTATTTAACACACAATAGTGCAGAAATCGCCATCTTTGATTGCGACGATATTGAATGTCTCCTTGCTAAGCGCTTCGATTTGGGCAATGTGCCATCACACAGAGCCATGTCAAATAACTCTGTGGTATGCAACGATATCGATGACTTGCACGAATACTTTTGGGACACATACCGTGGCCACAATGAGCCCCTGGGTCTCATCAATCTGAAATTGGCGCAAAGCTGTGGAAGATTGGGAGACTTTGATTATCCTGACCCTCTTGTCGAGGGATTTAATCCGTCAATGTGGGCGGCTTAGAGAAGCAATTCTTTTCGAATAAGTTATCTAAAAACGGTGAATATCCTTTAAGGACAATACCGTGCCAACTCGTTATGAGAGGTGTAACGACTATGATCAAAGATCTGAATAAAAGATTGTATGCTTATAGCATGTTTGACGGACATCTTATGGTACCCGGCGGATCAAAACATGCTTGTCTAGTGATCAACATGCTTCAAAAGAATGAAGATTACATAGACAAAGTTATAGAATCATTGGAAGAATTGCCTGTGGGTTATAAAAAGAGTTTGCCAGAAATTTATATTAAAGATGGTTTCAATCGTCAACAGCAAATCAGACTACAAAGTCACAACCACCCCTTATTTTCCAAAATAAAGGAAAGAATATATTTAGATGGGCGAAAGGTTGTTGATCCACACATGCTAAATTTCATGGATGAAGAATTTCTTGCCATAATGTTTATGGCAGATGGTAATAGGCATGTAGATACAAGGTGGAAAAATGCAAGACCTATATATCGTTTGCATTTGAACAATTTGTCTTATGGAGATTTGATGTTGATAAAGAAATCCTTTAAAGATTGCTTTCGTTTAGAAAGTAATATTAGGAAAAAAGGCAAACGTTACGATTTAGCCATACCCACAGCATGTTCAAAACTTTTTGAGGAGATAGTGGCTCCTTTTATTCTTCCATCATTTCAGTACAAAATCGGACGATAACCTCCTTCAATGAAGGATGATGATATAGTCTGAGCTATGCAGTAATGCATAGAAGTGAGCAGAAATGTCTCACCAAGGTAACAAAACTGGTGCAGAACAAGGTCTAGCAAACTACGAAACATGCGTATCATATGATACTAGAATACAAACACGTGATGGAGCCAAAATAATTGGGGAATTAATTGGCAAAGAAGTCGAAGTTTTTAATGGAGAAAGATGGTCAACAGTAATTCCTTTCAAGACTGGTAAAGACATACTTTACCGCGTGACATTCTCTGATGGCTCTATTCTAGACGCGAATGCAACGCACGAATTCTCTGTAAAATATAACAAAAGTAAGGCTTGGAAGAAAGTCAAACTTTTTGAATTACTTCCTGAGAAACATTCTTTGCCAAAATTTGAACTACCTTTTATTGAAGGAGATTGTGAGCCAATTGCTTACACGTTGGGTGCATTTACTGGGGATGGTTATGTAGATCAAAATAATGCTATCATTTTTACTCCTGAGTCAAAGTATTCTTTGATAGATAATTATCTTCCTTTTGTTTCAACAGTCGGAAAAGAACAAAGCAGGCCTGGATTGGAACCTACTAAGAGGGTTTATTTGAACTTAAATATCGATCTTGCAAAAAGTCTGAGAGATAGAGAAGTCGGATTACCAAATGCAATTATGAATTATAATAGCGAATCAGCATTAGAGTTTATGGCTGGGGTAATTGACACTGATGGTTCAGTTAGACAAACAAATGGTGTTCAATCTTACGCAATATACTCTACTTCTTTAGCTAAATTGAGGGATATGCAAATATTGTTGAGAAGAGGTGGTATAAACTCTACATCTATTGTCCTTCAAATACCAAAAGAAAACAAGGGGAACAAAGGAAGGAATTTTGATCTATATTCATTGGCCATATATACTTTTGAATGTTCTAAAATTCCAACCAGATTAAAAATAGCCACAAATTTTGGTCCAAGATATAAAGTCAATAATGCCTACCCAAATGGAGCTTTAGTTGATAGCGCAAAAGTAGTAAGAGTTGTACGTATCGATGAAATCGGCGAAGCAGAGACGTATTGCTTTCATGAAAAAGGCAGAAATATGGGAGTATTCAACAACGTATTGACTCATCAATGTTGTCTAAGTGAGGTGGTCTTACCAAACATTGAAAGTAAAGAAGAACTACTGGATGTCGTTGAACTTCTGTATAAGGTAAATAAGCATGCATTAAGATTGCCTGCTCCATACCAAAAAACCGAAGAGATCGTCCACAAAAATATGCGCATGGGAATTGGCATCACTGGGTATCTGCAGGCGAGTGAAGAGCAAAAAAGCTGGTTGTCGGATTGCTACGAATATATACGTGACTTCGATAACAAATACAGTGAAATCAATAGGATGCCTAAATCGGTTAAACTTACCACAGTAAAGCCTTCTGGAAGCCTTTCTTTGTTGCCAGGAGTTACTCCCGGCGCTCATCCAGCTTATGCAAGGTATATGTATCGAAGGATCCGAGTTGCCGCAAGCCATATATTGGTGGACATTTGCAGAAAGAATGGGTATCCAGTGGAGTACGTAAAGAGATTTGACGGCACAGAAGATTATGGCACAGTTGTGATAACATTTCCATATTCTTATCCAGAAGGAACCCGTTTAGCCAAGGATATGACGGCGCTGGATCAGTTAAAAGTTATAAAAGAGTTGCAGACCAATTGGTCAGATAACTCCGTTTCTTGCACTATTTATTACAGAAAGGAAGAGCTCCCGGCAATACAAGAATATCTCTCTAAGCATTACAAGAATGGCCACAAAACGCTCTCTTTCCTTCTCCACAGTGAGCATGGGTTTATCCAAGCGCCATATGAGGAGATTACCAAGGAGCAATACGATAATCTAGTTGCGAATACCAAGCCGATAACTTCCTTATCCGAAGGTTTGGATTTGGATGAATCCGACATTGACTGCGCAACAGGGGCATGTCCAATCCGATGAAAATTAAATTTTGGATATTAGGAGATCATACTGGAGCCATTATGGAAGCTCCAGGAGATGTAATTACTGTGTGTTTCGATGATCTCGATGGTCTCGCTGATTGTGCTCGATTCAAATCAAAGAAGGAAGCGCTGAAATTTGCTAGACAACATGAAATTTTCGATGCCAATCCAATGAAAGTGGAGGTGAAAATCTATGATCAACAAATTGGAATTCCTGTTGGTCCAAGCTCTCTTATTGAATCTTAGTAATGAGAAACTAGCCAAGGTTTTACATGAAATGCATAAGATCGTTTTAGAGATGAAAGACAATGGTGATATGCAAAGTGAAGCAAATCAAAGGTCTCCAAAAGTTCATGGGGACTGAGGAGACAATACACGTAATTGAAAGGGAAAGCGACATAGACAAAATGATCACGGAAGGACTGCCAAATATTAGGGCATCATTTTTTAAGAACAATTTCGAGTATATTTCAATCGATAAGAGGCTAAGATTTTGCATTTTATATTCTGTGCTAAATGACAATGTATATATTCTCAAAAAGAAGCTTCTAAAGAAATACAAAGATGCATTAAGCATTCGGAGGAATGTATATGAACATCGCCAGGTTCCTGCGTCCTAAGATCTACAAATCCGAAATGAAGCTCATTAATTTGAATGAAGATGAGCTTGTGAAGAAAATCCTTGACGGAGAATTGGTATTCAAAAAGTGTTATATAAATAAGTTTGCTCACTTAGGATATATTTCTGAGGGTGGTGTATTCAAGCTTTATACCGAGCATGCGCCTTTTTCTTTAAATGTCTCATATTTCATGGTAAATGGCGTTGACAGAAACGATGAGATTAGAAACGGAGAAAAGCGCTGGATTAATTACTTCAGACTTTACAACGCAATTTCCAATAAGATGGAGCTATGACAATGTATACATTCTCAAAAAGAAGTTTCTAAAGAAATACAAAGATGCATTAAGCATTCGGAGGAATGTATATGAACATCGCCAGGTTCCTGCGTCCTAAGATCTACAAATCCGAAATGAAGCTCATCAATTTGAATGAAGATGAGCTTGTGAAGAAAATCCTTGACGGAGAATTGGTATTTGACAAAGGTTACATAAATCGATATGCGCCCTCAGGTTATATCTCCAAAGGAGGTGTATTCAAGCTTTATGTTGAGTATGCACCTTTCTTTTATGTCTCATATTTTATAGTAAATGGCTTTGATAGAAACTATGAGATTAGGGATGGAGAAAAGTGCTGGACGAATTATATCAGACTTTTTAACGCAATTTCCAATAAGATGGAGCTATGACAATGCTATCTTCGCAAGCGTTCTACCTGCTCACTGCATTAGAAGAAGAGTCTAGTCGCCTAAACAAAATAGAATTGTTGCGAGAACTTTTAGATGAACCACTAATAAAAAGAATAATTGTCGCAACTTATGAACCAAGTGTAAATTACTATCTGCGTAGTGTTCCTACCGATGTTTCTCGTGGAAATAATGACTTCGATGAAGAAACTTGGGAATTGTTGGAAGCTCTCTCAGAAAGGGCATTGACTGGTAACGATGCAAAATTAGCTTTACTGAAAGAACTTCAGCGACTCAATGGAGAATCCCAACGGCTCTTGACATGCATCCTGGAGAGGGATCTCCGGGTTGGGATTGCAGTGAAGTCAATCAATGCAGCACATCCAAAATTGATTACGGAAGTGCCATACATGCGCTGTGAGGCTTTTGATAAGATCCTCCCCGCATCATTGACATGGGCCAATGGCGTTTATGTCCAAGAGAAGCTTGACGGGATGTTTGCTTACTTGACGAATTCATGGTTGATCTCCAGGAAAGGAAAACGCTTTGACCTAAGATTGCTACCCGAGCTTGCTGGCGAGGCCAAATCATTGGCGGATGGGATGGTGTACTCAGGAGAATTGATTGTAAAACTCAATGGTAGAGTTTTGGACAGAAAGACAGGTAATGGTATTCTGAATTCCTTGCTTCAGAATGGTGAATTGCTACCGATTTATAAAGTTGAATATCGAGCTTGGGACGAGATCCCATTGGAATATTTCGATATTGGAAAGAACTTTATGAAAGCTTACAACAGGAGATTTGCCAGCGTATTGAATATTCGCGGGAAATACATTTCTCCTGTGGAATCTGAGATTTGTCATTCTTTGGAGGAAGCTTTCAAGATTTATGACAAGGTAATTTCTTTGGGTGGCGAGGGGATAGTTCTCAAGAATTTCGATTTGAATTGGAAGGCAGGAACTTCCAAAGGAATGATAAAGTTAAAAGAACAAAAAGAAATCGATCTAGTAGTAATTGGGCAAACTCCTGGCACTGGAAAGAATACTGGGACATTTGGGTCGTTGGTGTGC